CTTGAAGATAGGTTTCCAGAGAATCAAGAATGTTCTCCCTTACGTGTATAATCTGATCCTCAGTCATCTGAAATACCTCCCGAAGAGATCTTCGATATTCCTGATATCCTGCGTTTGCCAGACCATAAAAGCCCTCTTTGGTACACCGTAGCCCTCCTGGTGATAGACTGCGTAGTCAACGTTTGTCGCTACTTTCGCGTAGTCCTTTCCCCACTGGGGGTGTATGCTCTGTCTCAGCTTCTTGGTCCGGTAGCCCCTCCCTCCTCTTGAAGAAGGGACATTGACTGAGAACACGAGCATCGGATAAGCCGTTCCCTTGTACTTGATCTTGCGTCTCTTAGTGCTTTCAGCAAGATCCGGCCACTTATCAGGTCTGCCGCCTTCGTCGAAGTTTTTATGAACGGATGAGAGCATCACGTTGGCGCTGTCCCTCATCACTGGTGTCAGGTCACCAAGCTTTTTCTGATATTGATTCAAGAGCGTGTCGAGTTTTTCTGTCCTGACTTCTATCTGCATTCGATCACCACTTTTCCAACTCTTCGCTTGTGAACACTTGATCGTTTGACTCCATAGCAAAAGCCGGACCGGGTTGGACTTGAGGGACCTGAGTATTCAATCTACGTTCGGCCTGAACCTGGGCTACGAGTTGTGAGTACTGCGCAAAAGTGTTTTGAGCCAGTTCCAGCATTGAGAGCTTTTCGTAGGTCTGAGCCTTAGCGTAGAGAATTGCGAGTTTCTCTCTGATCTTTGTAGATGCCTCTATTGAAGAAGCCAGGGTCTCCCCTTCAGAGAGGAAACCCTCGACCGCTTCAAGGACATCATCGACTATCTTTGCCCTGATGCTTTCGGGAAAACTCAGGACAAAAGCATCAACGTCGATCATAAGGCATCAGCCCTTAGGCCACTGTAATTGCAGCTTTTATGACACCCTTTGAGTGAAGTATCACAGGCAGGCCATGGCTCTCGGCGAAGACTCTCTTGCCTCCGGGATTCACGATGTTCTCCGAGTAAGCGTAGATCTCTCCCAGGACCGGCCCGTTCTCGCTGAACGAGGCAGCATAGAAGGGCTTGAAGAGTTCTGGCGAGGTGAGTATGCACAGATCGCTCGCCCCATGAAGATCGACTTCTGAACCGGCTTCGGTCACTATGGTTTCATTAAACTCATAGATGTTCAGACCCTGAATGTTTCCTATGAACGGGAAGTCATAGGTGAGACTTCCGGCTTCGATCCTCCTGTTGTCCATGAGTTTTTCGAGAGCGGTGTTCTCGATGAGGACCTTGGCGACATCAGGCGTAACGAAAGCTAAAGTCGGCATGACCCCCGTCTCTTTTGCCATTTCGACTCTCCACTCCCTGAGATCTGTGAGAGGAGCCTTCGAAGTCGGATCGGACCAGTCGGAAGACTCTCCCATGAAGCCCGAGTCCATGTTGAAGTCGTACTCGAACTTCGTGTCGGTTCCTGAATAGGTGACCTTCCCCGTCAAGAGGATCTGGGCGAGCATCCACTCCCACGCAGCGGTTATGGATTCTCTCTGTTCCTTCTGAGTGTCCGCTATCCAATTGCTTAGGTGGTCCATCTGTACCTGGGTAAGTGGTTCTCCAGCGTCCCTCATCGTCCAGATCTCGTCGTAGGTTATGTCGTCGTAGAACTTCACCGTGGGTGGTTCGAGTGTCACATGAGTGTAGTTCTTGAGGTTCCTAGCAGGTGCCGGGCTCGTCCTCTTCACGAATCTTGGAAGGATCGGACCCACTCTCTTGATGTCGAACTCTATTGTCTTAGTCGCGGCGTACTTGGCCGGATTAGACCGCGGACTCTTGAGAAGCAAGTCCACTAGAAGCCTCGGGACCGGTTTAATCTGCTTTATAGCTTCGGTCAATGTCCGATAATGAAAAACATCTGGGATGGTTGCCATTCTTTTCACTCCTTATTAGTATGATTCAACGAACCAGAGTCTGGAGAAGAGATCGCTCTTGGCAGTGGCTAACTGTGACGCGAGAAGGGAGTTGGTGATCGCTTCGGCGTACACAGCCCCATGGATTATCAGGGAGACCGGCTGGGCGGCGCTGGAGACATCGATCGGCTCGATCGAAATTGCGAAGGCCTCATCAGAACCGTCCTGAATCTCTACGGCGTCATTTAGGTCAGCTGTCTGAGCGTCTTCTGTGCCAACTGAGATCGTGTTGTTTTCAACGTCGACTCCTGTTAGAGCAACAGCCGAGCCGCCACCGATTGTCACTGAATCACCGACTTTGAAGACTGAAGCGTCAGCGACCTTGAAGGTGCTTGTCGCACTTCCTTCGGCTTGAGTTAAGTAGCTTACGCCGAGAGGCCTTACTTTTCCCGCGTCTTCCCCACTGGTTATCTTTCCAAAGATAGTCCCCGCTTCGATCTTCGATCCGCCGACTCCGCCAATGACATTGAAGCTCTGTCTGACGTCGGGGTGGACTAAGGAAACTACCTTTTTGAAACTGCTGTCCTGGTAAGTGATTCCTTCAGGCATTTCTTTTCACTCCCTTTTATTATGATTGTTTGTTCACTCTGCCGGCTATTCCGTCGGCAATCTTCTTGAGCTCGTCTTCGCCGCCAGTTTGTGAACCGCTCTGGCCAAGCGGGACTTTTTCAGTGTTCTCGAGAATGTCGTCGAAGAACTTAAGATCATCTTCTTTCTTGAGCTCCGGCTTGATCTTCTCGAGGACAGCCGGCTTGACTCCCTTATCGGTCCAACCCTTTGCCCAGTTGTTCACTTTCTCAGAGAAGTGCTTCTCTTCGGCTTCTTTCTTCTCTTTCTCAAGAGCCTCAAGTCTCGTTCTGGCTTCGGAGAGCTCCTTGTTCAGTGTCGCGAGAGTCTCGGAGAGTTCCTTTTCTTTCTTGTCTTTCTCTGCCCTAAGATCTGAGAGTTCCTTTTGAGCCTTCTCAAAGAGATCTTTGAATTCCATTCCTATTTCCTCCTCTTTCTCAAATTCTGAAAAGTAGACTATCTGCTCCATATCCGGCACCGCTGGCATGTTTGTGAGAGCAGCTCCTCTAAGGACCGGTCCTGCGTCTTTGCCGGTCTTCTTGTCCATGTACTTCTCTGCATATGTGGCGCTCATGTATTTGAACTTCTTTCTCTTGATGAGTTCCACGGCTTCCTCATCCGGTTCGGAGTAGACCCACAGTCCGTCGCCTCTGGCCTCGACCTTGGTGATCTTTCCGTAGGCGCCGGGATGGTTCGGGTCTTTCCCGTGATCGATGTCCAGCGAGAGTTCATACGAGGGGATCCCGTTCTTGAAGTTCTCCTCGATTTTCTGAGCGAGCTCTTTTGTCAGAGAGACCTTCCCGTATCTGGGGTCCTGAAACTCTATATACGGCAGGAGCCGGTACCAGAAACCGCCTGTTTTTGCGATTTCTGCAAGATATTTGTCTATCACTGTAAATCACCTCAGCAAATCAAATAATTCCTTTGCAGCCAGTCAAAGGCTCCCTTTACCGTGGGAAATCCAAACGGAAAGATCATTGTATCGCTGTCTTGCAGGTCGTCCTTTTCGATTATTCTGAAATAACAGTCTTCAGAGTCGCCTTCTGTGATCACATACATAATCGACCTCCAATAAAAAAGGAGGCCGAAGCCTCCTCGCAATAGTTGTCTTTCGCCTAGTCTCCACGCGCGAGCTTTATCATCTCTATGATCTTCTCGAATTCTCTTCTAACTGCGATGGGCGCCCCTTCTCTGAGAGACCAACCGTCTTCTCCCTTTAGGACCTTCTCTTCGTCTACCTCTACCCATTCGTCCCACCAGTCAGGTTTCTTGAACTGCACTACAGCACCCCCTTCAACCATTCGCCGAACAGAAGAAAGACTTCTTCCTTTCTGCCGGTCACATAGCCGGCGAAGAGTTCCGCGAACGCTTCCACCAGGCCGCCGTCTCTGGCATATCCCGATATGTCGTTGAGAGTAATTCCCCTCTCTTTTCTCATTTTCGAGATCCATGAAGTAAACTCTGTCCTCTTTCCGGTCTCTCTGAGGTAGTAGTCGATCCTGTGGCCGAATTCGTGGCAGATAATACCTCCCGCTTCGTGGACCGCCGACCACCCTGCGTTATAATCTCCCTCGATGGTCTTCCGGAGTTTGTCCGCGTTCTGCCAGAAAGTGTTCTTGACTACTATCTTGTCAAACCCCTGCGCGGTGTAAGCCAGGACATTGGGTGGTATCTTTCTCATCTGCCTGGTTACAACATCCTCTATCTGCTCGGGAGAAGCATTTGGGTATCTTTTCTCAAAGAACCTCGTCCAGGCTTCCCTGGAATTTCTAGTGGACGTGATCCCGTCGAATTGCTCCCATACCTTGGGATACTTCTCTTTCAGCTCTTTGAGCGTAGTGTTTATCTCCTCAGCCAGCTCTTCAGCTATACCCCGGTAATCACATTCTACCCCTAATACCTGTTTTGCATATTCTTCAGGAGTAAGCTTCTTCACGTTTTCAAGTATTCTCTTGATGTCTTCCGTGACCAGGAAGGTAGGGGTCGTCTTTCTACTGCTAATTAGGGCTTTTACCACGTCTCTGTCTACCCGCCTGTTTACGGGTACCGCTTCTGGGTGCTGGCTGTGTATTCTTTCCATTTCCTCTCTCGAGAGCGTCTTGCCTTTAGAATCGTATATCGTATGAGGAACGAGCATACTCCTGCAGCGTGGATGGAGCGGCGGAGTGTTTTCGGCCAGGAGTTCCGGATCGTCTTTCGGGATCACCATGCGGTCTCTCTGAGAGCAGATCTCTGTAGTGCGATTGTCCATTACGGCTATAAGCTGAAAGCCGTCGGTTACAGGGGATTCAATTCCGGCGTCCAGGATTCCGAGCGCAAAGACTCTGGTACTCTCTGTCGTCGCTATCACATCTGCCCTGTTAAAATAACCACCCATTACTTTCTCGAGGTCCTCGGCTATGTCTAGGTACGCTTTGCCCTGTAACATCCCTCTCCTCAACGTCTCTTCGATATCTCTAGAATGCTTTTCAAACGGTTCTGTGAGTGTGAAAACGTATTCCTTCAGAAACTCATCGACGAAAGGAGAAGGCTTCAGATAAGAGTCGGGATCCTCTCTAATTTCCCTCACTGTCCGCTTCGCTATGTTCTCGTATTCCGTGAAGTCTATCGCTCTCAAGATCTCTCCGAGAAGGTCGTCTTCGTTGTACTGCCTGGTCCTTCTCCTCCGCTCTCTCCGCTTGAGGTCGTATATGGACAACGCCTTTGAAAGAAGGAAAACAGCTTCCAGGGAGTTCATGATCGCGGTGTAGTCAATAGAGAGCCTCTTTCCTTCGTATGCTTCCCTTCCCGACGGGATGGTGAACGCTCTCAAGATCCTGCTCTCGGCCTTCTTGTGAATCTTGAGAAATGTGGCGACGTTCATGGCTATTCCTCTTCAGGCATACCAAGAAGCGCTCTTGCCCACCTTCTGTCAGCGTCCGAAAGGTTATCCATTATCCCGGCCCTGCCTATCGTCTCAATGAAGACCGCCAGAGCCTTTCTCTCTTCAAGTGTCTGCTCACGAATGATGACCAGCTCCCCATAGCTTTCGACAGAGGGGAAGTTGTAGTCAATCAGCTTGGCAATAACGTGATCCAGGAAGGAGTCGGAGATAGACTTGGCCATTGATTGTGTAGAGCTCTGGACCATGTCGATATGTACCTTCCCAAGGGCGTAAGCTCCCCCGTATTCGTTAGTGAGAAGGAGTTGCGGTAACCCTAGATTACGGTAGATGAGAGTGTTTGCATACTCAATCGCGGCCCTGAACTGGTCGGACAGGTCCTTCGAGTTCGCCTCGAGCAAGGCTATTTCGGTGTTCTTGTCGGTCGAGACGGCCGTCTTTGAATAGAAGTTGCTCAAGATCTCGTTCAGCGCTTCAACCGATGTCGTCGGGTTTCCGTTGGCGTCTACCATTGAGACGTTCTCAGTCTTTCCGTGGATGATGGGAAGGGCGTACTTGTCCAGTCCGATCGCCCAGATCTTGAACAGCTTTCTTTTGAAGTCCCAGGCGCGATAGCAGGTGTTGAGAATCGACTCGCCATAGAGGCCTTCGCCGTTTCTAAGGATAAACATCTTCGACATTGGGATCTGGAACTCGCCTTTGGAAGTCGTTAGCTTCACGTATTCTGGCGCCTCTTCGGGATAGAATGACATCTGACTAGGCGAATAAGGCACTATCTTCTCTATCCACAGCTTTCCCTCAGAGCTCTGCCATACGATCTCTGCCCCTGACCAGCCGTAGGCGAGCATGTCCTCCAGCATCTTCTTCAAGAAAGTCGGGAGCGAGATCTCGAGGTTATCGATCACTCCGCTGACGAACTGCGCGACATCGCTGTCAGGATTTGAGTAGCTTCCTATCTTTGAGATCGTCGAGCTTGAGATGAACCTTAGGCCGGCCGCAATTGTCTCGTCCCTCTTCATGTCCGCTATCGTCTGAGAGTTGAGAGATTGACCTGTCGATCCGGATGAGGAAGTGTCTACTATTCCCACCTGTCCCATAACGGGCTTGGGTTCGCTCTTCTTGCTGAATATATTGAAAATGCCCATCTGTACCACCTCAGTATTTATCTGACCTCGTGAAGAAGACCGGCTTGCTGAAGAGACTGTGCAGACCCCAGGCCGCGAGGGCAAGCGAGATAACACAGTCGTCGTGATAACCTTCAGGCGCGCTCATCTTGAGGTTTCTCGAAGGTGTTATCTGGTACTCGAAGATCTCGAGCTCGTTTATGAGTTCAGGAATATCTTCATAGTGAAGCTTCCCCTGCTCTATAAGCATTGATAGGTTGTTTATGATCTGCTCTTTCGATGATGCTGTGAAGCGGAATCCTTCAACGTTCAGGCCGTCCCTTCTCAACTCGTCGTAAATGGGATCTCCCACACCCGTGCTGTCCAGCACGACCTTTCCCGGGTACCTCTTGCTTATGTATCTGATCCTATCTTTCTGAAGGTTCCAGTCTATCTGGTTGAACCTGTCGAAGTAGACGAGATCTCCTCTCTCGTCCAGGACCGTTATTACGGTGAAGTCCATATACTTGGCCAGGTCAACGCCGATGAAGAACCTCTCTCCCGGCCTGGGATCTCTGAGCGTCCCTCGAATGAGTCTCCTAACGTTCCTGAAGACGCCACCGGTATCTTCAAGGAATTCGGCCAGGTACTCCTGCCTGAATGCCCTGTCAGGAAGCGTCATTCTCGCTTCTTCAATCTCTTCCGATGCAATATGAGGGTTATCCGCTGTCGGATGCTGCCAGGCCTTGTATAGAGGAAATTGAGGGTCCTTTCCCCTGGTCCACAGTCTGTAAAACCAGTTCCGGCCTTTGGGAGTCGAGATGATTATCGCCTTGCCCTGTCTGTCAGTGAGCGTGGGCCTCAGGTTTTCGTCCCAGATGACTTCCTTTATTCTGGCCGCCTCGTCGATTATTAGCAGGTCCAATCCTTCACCTATGAGAGAGTCTGGATTGTCCGCGGATTTCCCGAGTATCTCCGTCCCCCAGTTTGTGAGGATCCGCATCTCTGATTTCGAATCGCTGCAGTGTCCGTTCGGGTGCCAGATCTTTCTTCTGGGTCTGACATAACGATAGATCTCTCTGAAGACCTTCCTTGAGAGGTCGTAAGTCGGACCCACGACCCAAATTCTCTTGTTCTCCCTGAACAGGTAGTTGATAGCTTCAACAGCAGCGTATAGCGACTTTCCCCAGCGCCTTCCGTTGCATAAGATCTTGAATCTTGCCTCTGACATGAAGGCCTCTTTCTGGCCCCCTTCGTGAGGTACGAAGCCTATGTCTTTCAAGAACAACTCTTTGTTCATATCCCCCAGCGTTCTTTCAGAGCCTTCAGGAAGTCTTCAGTGCTGTTCTCGCCGGCGCCGGAGTTCTTCAGTTTCATATCTATTCCCCTGAGAAGACTGTCGTATATCCTCAGTCTCTCCCTTTTCGAGAGCGATTCATCCTTGAACCATTCGGACAGTTCCTGGTTCATCTCGTCCAGAAGTTCGAGGTCGTCCGGAAGAGTCTTCTGCATATGTTCCTGGACTATCGCCCTCGACGTTTCGGCTCTCTCTTCCCTCACAGACTTCAGAAAGGATGCAATCGCTCCATATGATACGTCCAGGTTCTTCTCCTCAGCAATCTTCTTGGAGATATCCCTTGACGACATGCCCTGGCTAGTCCAGTCGAGCACTTCTTTTTCGAGTTTGTATTGTTCAACCTTGTTAGGTCTAGGCATGTCATCACCTCCAGTTTGTTATGATATGTTATGTTATGTTACGTAACAAGATAAGAGGCCCCGAAGGGCTTATGAATACTTGATTTGCTAAGCGATATGTGCAGACTGATTGTTTTGGTGAGTTTACAACAAAACCCGCTCTTTCGAGCGGGCGAGGTAACAACATGAGAATAGAAACTTTGTTTATTATATCATCCTGGCAACCTTGCATTGTCTAGAACATACGTTATCTTCTCAGCGAATTCCTTTCCAAGTTCTCTTGTTCTCGGATCCGCTGTGTGATCTAGTCTGAACGAGAAAAGTAGTCCCTCTCCTCTAAGCAATTTCAAATCGCTGTTATACACTTTCACGAAAATAAGGTGAGTTTCCTTTCTCTTCACGATTGTTATTCCCAGATCTACTCTGTGAATTCCTCTTGACAGACTCAAAATAGTTGGTACATTACTCTGAACGACTTTCTCGATGGGTAGATCCGGTTTGATTACCGTAACTCGCTCGTACCCCTCAAATAGCTCGCAAAGCAGCGGAATGACTTTGAAATCTACATCCTCCCATGTGATCGCCTTATCTACCAAGTAAGCTTTAAGGGCACTGCGAACAACATCGCTAATTGAAACTCCTTCATATTCACCAAGGAAAACCTCAAGGCGATCTCTTGTCTCTTTATCGAGCCTGATCGCCGTCCTCTCTGGCAGTGCCATTTTCTCCTCCTCCTTCCTTCCTCCTGTTATCATCGAAGGAAGTCAACTGGAAGGTCGGGTCTATGTTGTTACAAACTCCGCAGAACCGTCTATCATAATTATCGCTGATTCCTGGTTCGTTTTTCTGAGAAAGGTGGTTAACGCTTGCTTCAACTCATCTATCGCTGGTTCAATTGGTTCACTTAAGAGAACAATAATCATTCGCGAGTCTTCTTTAATCGTAATGCCCGCGCGGTTTTTGTACCAACCCTTTACAGGCATTTCGGTCAACCCGCCCGCGATTTCTGTGATGTCTTCGTATAGTTCTTCCACTCGTCTATCTTCTGCTTCAAATGGTACTCCGTTTCTGTCAGACAGACCTATCACGATTTCTATTCTCATTATTGGCACCTCATTTCAAAGACCCTTCCAGTTGACTTCAATAGAATTATAGCATATGGTTTGACGATATGTCAAACATATTCGATTTCACTTTCTGAGAAAGGGCAAAGAAAAAAGGCCCAACATCTCGGGCCTTACACTTTTCGCATTCTAGATATAGTATATCATTTTTGCGTCCCATGGTTCAACTTATCATTCTCTTTCGAGATTAAGAACAACGAAGTTGTTGGTTTTAACGGGATCGAGGCCCAGCTTTTCATAGGCGGCCCTCAATCTTCTTCTCAAAACTCCTTCGCTTATCCCAAGGAAAGATGCAAGCTCACGGTTGCTCGGAGGTTTCCCGTCTTTACGGCTGTGGTCTATAAGCCTCCAGAAGACAGCCTCCATCTGTCGTTTGGTAAGTCTTCTGAACATACCGTCCAAGATCCCGATCGCCTGGTAGTATATTTCCTTCTCCTGGACTCCGATCAATCTTTTGGTCCTAAGGGCAGCGCTCATGCTAATCTTTGACTGGAAGGACGGAGACATGCATGGAGTTTCGACCATGATCTGTCCGTCTATCAGTCCAAGAATGACAGGCCTTTCCAGGACCCTGGCCCACATGGACTGTAGCGAACGCAGGACGATGACAAGATCCTCTTCTGAATGAGCACCAGCTACAAGCCTTTCACATCTCTCCTGAAGCATCCTTTCCCTCCGAACGTAACGAGGGCCTTGGCGGAGGCCCTCACCTTCTCATAGCTTCCAGATTGCTTTCTTCCATTTCTTCGTACAGTTTCAGAAAGTCGCGCATACGAGAGAGATGTAGATATAGCTGCTCGACGTTCTCTGAAGCTTTCATCTTTCCAAGCCGGTCAATATTCTCTGTGAGTTTCTTCTCGTGCTTTTTGAGAACTGAGTATGTTGAGTACGCTATCGCTATGGCTTTAGCCCTTTCTGTCGCGACGTTCTTCTTCATCGCTCAACCTCCCGGATATAACTAATACCGAATAGACGACCATGACAAGTAACCCAAGGGCTAGCACGGCCAAGAAAATCATGTCTCCTCCTCCTTCTTCTTGATTTCGAACACGTATAGATCCGGGTTCTGTTTTCTCGCGATAAGCATCGCGTCGGTGACATTGAGGGCGTCAACCTCGACTTCCTTTCTCTCCGTCTTGCTGTAAGCGGTCTTTCCTACCGTCACTATGTAAATCATGTTGAAATGCCTCCTCGTTCAGTTGCTTTGTCAGTATGATTCCGCATTCGCATGTCCAGTCCGTGTGTGAAGCCGAACTGTAATAAATGCGGCCGCATTCAGGGCATCGCCTTCTGACCATCCGGGACCTCCCTCTTCCAGCCCTTGATTCTCCATTTGCTTCCGCGCGCAGTCTTTCTGGCTTGTTTCCTCGCCTCTTCAGCGGCTTTCCAGATCTTTTCGC